TACGGCTTCGCGTGCGAATGGTGCTACGTCATCACGAGCCAAGGCCAGTTCACACTGCAACCGGGAATGTATTTCTGCATCCCGTCGCCGGTGCGGATTCAATCTGTCGGCGTTGGCCGAGACGGCAAGAAAACCGGCGACAATGCAGCACTGGTCATTGTGCGACACGGGTACCGAGGGTTGTTTTCCATCGGAGGGCCGGTCGAAGATCGTGGCCGGTTGCGGTACATCGACGGCTGCTCCGACACGTTGCTTATATGCCCGCCTCGACTTGGCGAGCCGTGTCTGAATTTTCTACATTTCCCCAAGAACATTTCGCAGACGATGCACACACACCCGAGCATCCGAGTCGGTGTTGTTGCTCGCGGCCACGGCGTGTGCAAAACGCCTACGGGCGACTTTGACTTGAATGCCGGAATGCTTTGGCTGCTGCCCGAAGACACGCCGCACGCCTTTTACACTGGCGACGACACGATGGACGTAATCGCGTGGCATCCAGACTCCGACACCGGCCCGAGCGACGACGATCACCCCATGATAAACAGAACAATAGTCGATGGAACTGCTGCAAATCAGATCGAAGCCATCCGCACGGTCGGCGAAATTCGCTGCGACTAACTCAGGAGTGAACGCATGGGCAAACGCGGCCCCGCCCCCGAGCCGTCGATCCTCAAATACATTCGCGGCAACCCGAGCAAGGAAACGCTGAACACAGCGGAACCGACGCCCGAGTTAGTGCCGTCGCACTTCCAAGCACCCAAAACGCTTGACGGCAAAGCCGTAGAAGTGTGGAACGACATGGTGCCGAAACTGGCACGGATGAAAGTGCTGACCGACGCCGACGTGCCGACGTTGACCCGGTACTGCATTGAATCGGCTCTCTACCTTGCGTGCTATGAGAAAGTGAAAACAGCAGGCGAGGAATACATTCACTGGGAGCCAGACCCCAACCGTACGGACGGCAAGCTGCGGATCAAATACACACAGGTCGCGCCGTGGGCGACTCAGATGAACCGGCACCACGCCGCGATGCTGCGGATTGAGCAAGAGTTCGGCATGACGCCGAGCAGCCGGTCACAGGTGACGACGCATGGAAGCCGAGAAGCAGACCCGCTTGCCGCCTTTGTCAAGAAGCGAGGCACTGGCACAGGGAGTTGAGTTCTGCTTCGACAAGGCCAAGGCCGAACACGTCATTGAGTTTTTCCATGATTGGCTGCGGCACTCAAAAGGCCGGTTCGCTGGCAAACCGTTTGAGTTGCTTGATTGGCAGCAAGCAATGCTGGCTGAGTTGTTTGGCTGGGTGCGTGTGGACAACGGTCTGCGCCGCTACCGAATGGCGTACATCAGCACCGCGAAGAAGTCTGGCAAGTCCACGATCCTTGCTGGCATCGGGCTATATCTTCTCCTTGCCGACGGCGAAGCCGGTGCGGAAATCTACGGGGCGGCATCCGATCGCGAACAGGCTTCGGTCGTGTTCCGCGAGGCTGCGGCGATGGTGCGTGCCTCGCCCCTGCTCTCCTCTGCCCTTGAAGTCATCGACTCACGTCGCACGATTGCGTATCGCAAGTCGGCGTCGTTCTATCGCGTCCTGTCCGCCGACGCGTTTCGTGCGGAAGGTCTGAATATCCACGGGCTGCTATTCGACGAGCTACATGCCCAGCGGGACCGGCGGCTGTTCGACTCGCTCCGCTACGGCGGCGCAGCCAGAGAGCAGCCGCTCTTGGTAAGCATCACGACGGCGGGCTACGACCGCAACTCCATCTGCTACGAGCAATACGCCTACGCGAAGCGGGTGCTGGCGGACTGGAAGGTGGACCCGACGTTCTTTCCGATGATCTACGAGGTTGAGGATCAAGCCCGGTGGAAGGAGGAAGAAGTCTGGCCCGACGCCAATCCTTCATGGGGCGTGACGATCAACCCGACCGACTTCGCTGCCGAGGCCCGCGAGGCGGCAAACTCCACCAGCAAGCAGAACGGATTCCTCCGCTACCGGCTGAACTGCTGGACGCAGCAAGATACGCGGTGGATCAAGCCTGAGTTGTGGTCTGCCTGCTCGCTGCCGCCGACCGAGCCGCTCGACGGCAAGCCGTGCTGGGTGGGCCTCGACCTTGCATGGTCGCAGGATACGTCTGCGATGGTAGCGGTGTTCCCCGACGCCGATGGCGGCGTGGATGTGCTGGCGAAGTTCTACATACCGGGCGACATGATTGAGGACCGGGAGCGACGAGATCGCTTCGCTTATTCACAATTTGTCCGTGAGGGTCATATCGTCGCAACGGGCGGCAACGTGACCGACTACGACTTCATTAAGCGTGACGTGGAGGAGTTTTGCCAGAAGTACCAAGTGCGACTCGTTGCGGTTGACCCGTACAACGCAACGCACTTGAGCAACCAACTTGACGGCCTCGGCATCCCGGTCAAGCGATACCCGCAGGGGTTTGCCGGAATGAACGCGCCGAGCCGTCAGCTAGAGTCGATGCTGGCAAACGGCAAGATTCGTCACCAGTCACCGGTTTTGGATTGGCAGAGCAACAACGTCGCAGTGAGGCAGAACGCAGAAGGGTTGATACGACCACTCAAGCCAAAGCAAAACAGCGGCGAGCGAGTGGACGGCATCATCGCACTGGTCATGGCGATTGGTGCTTGGATCGGTGAAGAACAGAAACCACCAGCACCCGAGCCGCAGATCATTCTTCTATGAGCGTTGAATCCGAAATCAAGAGCGGCATCTACGACATCTCGCCCGAGCGGCGGTTCTTTGGCTCGCTGCTTGACGACGACTATGGCTTCGCTCGCGGAGCATCGTCTGGCGTTCGCGTGACGAGCGAGAACGCGATGCAGTCCACGGTGGTGCTGGCCTGCGTTCGCGTGCTGGCCGAGACGGTCGCCAGCCTACCGCTGCACATCTACGAGCGGCTTGCCAACGGCGGCAGGCAGCGGGCACCGGGGCCGCTCGACCAACTGCTCTCCGTTGCCCCGAACGCTTGGCAGACTTCTTTCGAGTGGCTCGAAACGTCGATGATCCACCTCGGCTTGTATGGAGCGTGCTACTCCGAAATCTGCCCCGGCCCCGCTGGCTCCATCGCGGAACTTATCCCGCTGCACCCGAGCCGCATGACCGTCGAGCGGATTGAGAACGGACGGCTGCGGTTCGTATACACGGAGCCGAACGGGGCCAAGACAATCTACTCTCAGGATCAGATTTTCCGCGTGACGTGGATGAGCCGCGACGGGCTGACCGGCAGCATCCCGATTGATCTTGGCAAGGAAGCCATCGGGCTGGCGAGAGCGTGCGAGATGCACGGCTCGCGGTATTTCGGGCACGGTGCCCGCCCCGGTGTCGTGCTTGAGACTGACGGCAACATGGCTCCCGAGGCTGCAGAGCGGCTGCGCGAGAATTGGGAGCGGCTGCACCGCGGCCCCGACAAGTCGAGCAAGACGGCGGTGCTGACCGGCGGACTGAAAGCCCACGAGCTTGGAACGACCAACACCGACAGCCAGTTCCTTGAGGCGAGGCGGTTCCAAGTCGAGGAGATTTGTCGCCTCTATCGTGTGCCGCCGCACATGATTCAAGACCTGACGCGGGCGACGTACAGCAACATCGAACAGCAGTCGATCGACTTCGTGCAGTATTCCATCCTGCCGTGGCTGCGAAGGTTTGAGAAGGCGTTCGCCCGTGACTTGATCCCAGACCCGCAAAAGCACTTTGCGTCGTTCGACACGTCGCACCTCATGCGTGGCGACGCTGCCGCCCGGTCGGCGTATTACTCAGCCGCGTTGGATCGCGGCATCATGAGCATCAACGACGTGCGAGCGATGGAGAACCTCAACCCCATCGAAGGCGGCGACGTTCACTACTTCCCGCTCAACATGACCACGGTGGAGAAGATGGCGACGGACGCCGCCGTGCCGACGCCGGTTGGCGAGGCAGCACCGGCCAGTGACGCCGAGCAGGCAGTGGAAGCCTCGCTGAACGGCTCGCAGATTCAATCGCTGCTGCAGGTGCTGGCAAACATCGCCAGCGGCTTGCTGTCCAAGGACGGAGCGGTCGCCGTTGTCGAGGCAGCGTTCCCGCAACTCTCGCACGAGCAGGTGGTCGGCATCGTCAACGGAGTCAATGTCAACGCACAGCCGGTCGGCGTGACGCCGACGCTCACAGAACCCCCGACAGAGGAACCGCAGAATGTCCCAGCAGCAGACGCTTGACCTAGACCGTGACGACGTTGAGCGGCGGTTTGTCGCCGTCGAGCAGGACGACGTGAACGTGCCGTTGCTTCGCGTCGAGCGGCGTGCCGCATCCGAGGGGAGCGATGAAAAAACCGCCTACATTGTTGGATACGCTGCTCGCTTCGGCGTCGATTCGCTGGACGGTGCGGTGGGTGAGTTCACCGAACGAATCGACCCCGGTGCGTTCTCAATCGTGTCCGAGCGGCGTGGCCGCAAAAACCCGTTGATGACGCGGGCGTTGTTCAACCACGACAGCAATATGCCGTTGGCCCGCTACCCCGACACGCTCAAGCTGAGCGTGGACGAGATTGGTCTGCGGTACGAGTTCCCGGTGCCGTCCACGACATACGGGCAAGACTTGCTCGCGTTGATCGAAGGCGGCATTGTGCGGGGCAGTTCGTTTGCGTTCACCATTGCCCGCGACGGCGAGCAGTGGAGCGTGGACGAGAACGGGCGGCACATTCGCACGATCACGCGGGTAGGCGACCTCTTTGACGTTGGACCCGTGACGTATCCTGCGTATGGCGATGGCGGGCTGGACGTTGCACGGCGGTCGTTCGACGTGCAAGCAAGGCAGGCGAAGAAACAAGCCGAGGCCAGAGAGAAGCTGTCGCTGCGGGCGGCGGAACTCAAGGCCAAACGCAACGACCTTACGGAGTGGCTCAAGGCAAATGCTGCACGCTAAAAAGCGGTCTGGCGATCAGTGCGAGTGCGGCGAGGGTCGCATGAGGACGATCACAAGCAAGCCGCGAGGCGAGTTTCAGCTTCGCTACCTAGAGTGCAAGCGGTGCGGCGTGCGATGCCGCTGCGTCGTGAGAGCCTCCGACATCCGCAAGCGTTCTACATAGAACGCTTGTGAGCGACGGGTTGGCTGTTTCCCCCTACGTTCGGTGGCAGAGGCATTGTGTCTCCGCACGAATCACTTGGAGGTTCTCTCATGGCTGACGCTCTCCCCGCCGATCCCGCCGCCGACGTTGTTGCTGATGGCAAGCAGGTCAAGATGCTGCTCGACACTCTCGCCAGCGTGCTGGCCGAGATGGGCGTGATGGGCGATGAAGGCGAAGCCGCGTCTGCCGAGGAGCCGGAAGCCGTCGCGGCCGAGCGGACTGCCAAGCTGGAGGAACTCTGCCAGCGGGCCGAGAGCCTCAAGAGCCAGATCGACCGGCTGCGAAAGATCGCCGCCAAGGAATCCGAACTGCGGGCGGTGCTGAACCGTGCCGCTCCCGCCCCTGCCCCGGTCGTCGTCAAGGATGACGCGGCCACAATCACCGAGGAAAAGCCGATGAGCAATTTCGCCGTCCCGCGTGTTTCGCATGTTCGTGGCTTCCGCCCCGGTGCCGACGTTGGCGAGCGTGCCTACAAGGCGGGGCAGTTCTTCCGCTCCGCGCTCGGCGATGCCGAGGCGAAGCGGTGGATCGCTGACAACGCCCCCGAGTATCGGGCGCAGGGCTACACCACCGACACGCTCGGCGGCAATCTGCTCCCGGCCCCGGTGCTGGACGAGGTCATCGTGCTGGTGAACGAGTTCGGCCAGTTCGTCCCGAACGTCCGCAGCGTGACGATGACTGCCGAGACGCTTTCGATTCCGAAGCGTTCGGGCGGGCTGACCGGCTACTGGGTTTCGGAAAACAACACCATCAGCGACTCCAACGCATCGTGGACGAGGGTCAACCTTGTCGCCAAGAAGCTCGCCGTCAGCAACCGGCTGTCGAACGAGATTCTGGCCGACTCGCTCATCGACCTTTCTTCGTACATCGTGACGGAGATCGGCCGGGCGTTTGCCAAGACCATCGACGACGCTGGTTTCAACGGTGACGGCACCAGCAACTTCGGCGGCATCACGGGCGTGGTCAAGGCGATGGAAGCGACGACCGGCACCAGCCCCGTCGTTCCGCTTGCTGGCCGCTACCGCTCGGCGGCTGCGACGAGTTTCGAGACGTTCTCCATCACCGACTTCACGACGGCGATGGCGGCTCTCCCGATGTACGCTCGGTCGAACGCCAAGTGGTACATCTCGCCTGCCGGTTTCGCGGCGTCGATGCAGCGGCTCGCTCTCACCAGCGGCAGCGGCACCGGCCTCGCGGGCGGCAACAACCAGAACGACGTGCAGAACGCACTCGGCCTGCGGTTCATGGGCTACCCGGTCGTGCTGGTCAACGTGCTTGACAGCACGCTCGGTGCCGATGCGGCCAAGACTAAGGTGCTGTTCGGTGATCTGGAACTCGGTGCCATCTACGGCGACCGCAAGGCCATGACCATCCGCACCAGCCAGGATCGGTACGCGGAGCTCGACCAGACCCTCATGGTCGCCGTGAACCGCTTCGACATCGCCGTGCACGGCGTTGGCACTTCCACCGAGGTTGGTGCAGTCGTGGCGATGCAGACCAAGGCTTGATCCGCAGGACGTTGACTAGAGGGCAAGGAAGCCCGCAAGCCTCGTGACCAAGATGCGGGGAGGTAGGTGCCCAAGCCTACCTCCCCGCTTTCTTTGAAGGGACGCCTGTGCAATACAACAACCTCGTATTCACCAACTTTTATCTGGGCGAGACGGGGCGGCGGTACCGCTCGCTGCGCCGTATTGTTGAGCCAATTGTCGAGCCGGTGTCGCTTGCTGAACTCAAGGCC